CTGGCGTTTGGGATCGACACAAGCTCAGACGGTGGTTGAACGACAAAGGGCTTGCTCGTAAACAGATTAAGAGTCCTCTGGCATCCATAACATGGTCGGAGCCTTACGCAAATCGTGCGTGGATGATTGACGCCTCCCCGCTAAATGCAGTCTATCTTCACCCTTCGAAAAAATACCTCGCAGTTCGTCCCGATTTAGAAATGGGAATCACACGAATCTATGAAGGATCGGAAGATTCTCAACTTAGAAAAGTGATTATCTATGTAGCGATTGAAGTATATTCAAAAACGTTCTATGTTCGGGCGTACGCGCCATCTGCAATCGGAGGAGACTCAACACACGGAGGTGAGAATTCAACAGACCATGCAGACTTCTTTTCAAGAGCCGTCCTCCCGAAAGAAGACGATTACATTCCGTTACAAGGACTTCAAGAAATACTATATACAGATGGTCACTCTGCTTTCAAAACACTCGATCCTTTCTTTCACCGTCTCGGAATAAAACGGATCCCACACTTTCCGGGACATTCTAAAGCTAAGGGTCCGGCCGAAGGCCGAATCTCTGCAATCAAACGAAGTTGTGAAGTTCGAATCGTAAAAGGAATGATTTCGAATTTGGATGAGTTGAACGAGCTTCTTTACCGTTACCAAATCCATCGGAATGACAAACTCGGAAATTACGCGAAATGGCTTTCGTCCGTTCAGAAACATCCTATCCGTGCAGTTACAAAACAAAACCTAAAAGACGCAATGATCTCCGAACTCATTCGGAACATAGATGCGTATGGTTGTGTTTCGATCAATGCCCGAAAGTATCTTCTTCGCTACTCTCCGGAAGAAGTCGCAATCGATCGAGTTGGTGAAAAAGTTTCCATCTACAAACGATACGACGGTTCCTATGTTGCAACCACAAACGACGGAAGACATCTCTTACTGGACGATCAAGGTCCAATCGAGCGAACTTCCGGATCTTTCGAAAACCTGGGTGGACGAAAGGGATTTCGAGACACAGAAAGAACAAAAAACCGAAAGAAAGCATTGAAGGGCGCCAAGTCCGTGGAAAAATCCCTTGTTCTTTCCGATGTTCTTCCAGACCTTCCGGATACTCCATACGGAAAATTGAATATTCCAAAGTTGGATATGAAGACTCATACTCCCGCTCCTCCGACGGAATTTTCCACCGTGGATGATGCGTACGATTGGCTTTTAGAAGAACTCGAATTCAGTGAAGAAATTCCTGACGAAGAAATAGACAAAATCGTTCTCTATAATCTGAAATCCTGCAAGCGAAAGGTAGGATCGATTCCTGCACAAGAGGTTCTCGATCTTGTGGAAATGATCCGAGAATATTTTAAAAGTAAGGAATTGGAGAAATGAATGCACTTCTTACCAAACAACCTGAATTCGTAAACACTCGGAATACGGATAAGATCACAAAGTTAGCCTACCAAGCGGTGAAAAACAATTCTTGGCTTGCAGTTACCGGAGAAGTCGGCATGGGAAAGACGTATCTGTATAACAGCCTACTTGAATTTTTCTCCAACCAACCGCAAAAATACATTCTCGTTCATGTGGGTCCGGCTTGGGAAAGTGCGTTAGGTGGTCTTTCGATTGCGTTCGTTATGAAACACATGATCCGATCTATACGTTCAAGCGAACACGTTCCGGGTAATCTAAATGAAAGATATTTCAAACTCAGAGAACTTTTGATCTGGGCTAAAAGTATCGGTAGAAAAGTCGTTTTAATCATTGATGAAGCACAGGCTCTTCGCATCGGGGGACTTCGAGATCTTAAAAAAGTGTGGGAAATTGCGCACGAAAAAGAAGATCACCTGTTTTCAATCTTGATGTTTATGAAACCAGAGACTCGGATTTCGGGTATTCTTTCCAGTCCCGAAATCGGTTACCGAACGATTCAGGCTCCGATGAATCAACTCAATCATTCGGAACTGATTCAGATCGCGGAAGAAGGTTTTAAAGTCAAATTCGAACGCGGGAAAGCGGGAGAGAAAGCGAAAGAATTATTGATTCGAGGATGTAGGTATCGAACTCCTTTAGCAATTCGTAATACTCTTTTAGGAATTGCATTTGCATATCCGGAGGTTTTGTCCGACTCAACTATTCGGGAAAATCACGTTCGCAACTTTCTATCCGACGGTTATCTCCGAATCATGGATCGCTTAAAAATTTCCGTAAAACAGATTCGAGCCGGGATTAAAGAGCGTTATCACAAAGACATTGATAAGGTTACGATCGAAAATGCTCTCAAAGGAGATGGTGAAGTCTCCTCCGAAATTGAAGCGATCGTAAAAAATGAACTTGTGGATCGGATTCGAAATAAAACTCGCAAATATGACGATACAGTTTTTACAGAAAACACATGATGATTTTTGAATAAAGGAGGAAAACAATCATGGTAGCAAAAAAGAAAACGAAGAAGACACCCGTAAAGAAGGCAAAGAAGAAAGCGGCTCCGAAAAAGGTCGCTAAGAAAAAAAGAATCCCGAAGGCGGATGTAGTTAGTTCGACCTCAAAGGGTGTGACGGTTGATGTAACTCCGAAAACAGAAGGAGAAATTCAAGATGGCCAAGACTAAGAAGTTAAAACCCGAAAGTAAAAAAACTTTAGTGGACCTTCCGAACAACGAATATAAAAGTCGAACCGATTTAGAAAAGGCAGTTGAATACATTGGTGAGCAGATGCTTGAGAAGGATCGGCTTGTAAACGAAGCCGAATCTAAGATTGCAGCGATTCGATCTGAACTCGAAGAAGTATTGTATCCGGTTCAATCTAAAATTGAACATGTCACAAGTGGTGTCGCGTTTTTCGTAAAGAAGAATCGGGAAGAATTGTTTCCGGATTCAAATCTCAAAACGTGTAAGATGATTTCAGGATCGATTCAATTTCGAAAAATTCCTGCATCCGTAAAAACAAAAGGAACCGCCAAATTTTTTGAAAAGATCCTTGCCGCGAATGGACTATTACAGCGTTTCAATGACTGGGCGGCGAAGTTATCAAACGTGTTTATTCGTGTGAGTATTGAACTTAACAAAGAAGCAATTCTTGCAGAACCGCTTCGCGCAAAACAAAAGTTAGGTGTTGAAATTAACGAAGAAAAAGAGCGCCTTTACATAAAACCTTCTCGACTCGAAGACGAAATTTCTGCGGACGCAGATATAGAGGCGGCGTGAAAAGAAAAGACATAGGGGACAGAGCTTTAGATTTCTGTTTGGAAACAATCGACGAAAAGGAATACGGTTCCCCCTATGTCTTATCCTAAAGCAGCGGAACGTCGGGCGTATAACCTTAGTGTAATCTCTGGATACAATCCGGAGCAGATCAGAGCCGCCCTAAAACCTGATTATCCCAAAATCACTGCAAACACCATTCGCAACTGGCTTTCCAAAGTTGATGAAACAACTGGAACGACAGCCTTGCAAGATCGTGAGAAAGCGCTCTTAAACGCAAGAAATGAAGCTTTAAAAGAAGCAGAAATTAGTCTCACGACTCTACGCGTGAATACAGTCCGCACTTTCAAAGCTATCAAAAAACAAATTTTCAACGAAGATGGAGATTTATCGATAGCGTTCAAAAGCGGCGAAGGAGCGCTGAATACTTTCCGCGGATTGATGAACGACATCGAGCGCATGCTTGAAAAAGAGAAAGAACGAGTGGAGCCGGTCGAAGTTGCCCGCGGTGTTCATCGAGCAATCAAAGACACTCCTGCGTTACATACGTTTCTTAAAGCACATCCAAAAGTTTTTTCTCAATATATAGAAAATATCAAACGTGAAGTTTCGATGATGAAAGACATCGATATCGCATTCTTACCAGAGCTTACCGATGGCGAAGACTAAAACAAAAAACGCTCAGGAAGAATTCTTTCAAGAACTCGACAACCTCATCGGAAAATCATCTACCGAACGTGAAGGTACGATGGAAGAATTCCTCACCCAAAACGTTTTTGTAAAAGGCGACGATGATCTTATCCCTTACAGTTTCGATGGTTATTCATTTTGGAGAGATATTTGCAGAGAGTCACAAGATCACCCGTATATTATATTCCTAAAGGCGGCACAAATCGGATATTCAGTTTGGGCTTTAGCAAGACTCGTCTGGAAAATTTTTCGATCCAGTTACAAAGCTGGAATTTATTTCCCAGACGATACCTCGATGAAAGACTTTGTTCAGGACCGTGTTGAACCGTTCCTCAATCAATGCCCGATTCTAAAGCCACATCTTAACGACTCCAACGTAGACAATACGAGAACCAAAAAAATCGACAAAGCTACGCTCGTAATGCGCGGTACGTGGACAAAACGTGGAACAAAGACAGTCGACTTGGATATCGTAATGCTCGATGAAGTTGATGAACACGACGAGGAAAATATCGAGTTTGTCGGGGACCGACTTCTTGCTTCAAAATTGAATTGGATGATGCTTGGTTCACAGCCATCACTTCCAAACATTGGGATCCACGCGGAATTTCTACGCTCCGATCAAAGATTTCGTCTTTTAAAATGTCCTTCTTGCGGTCATTGGACAAACTTAGTAGAGCGTTGGTTAAAAGAGCCGATCAGTATATTCGGTTTCGATGATAAAGAGGCGCTAAGAAATCCGAGCTCATCGAATGTATTTTACGCTTGCGAAAAGTGTAGCCGCAAACTCGACAATCAAAAAGGAGAATACGTTGCGAAAACTAAATCCGATCGTCGCGGATATCAATGCTCTCAACTCTTTACGCCGAGAAATCCGTTCTTTATCTATAACAAATTACTCAAAGCAGTAACGAGCGCAAAACGAAAGAACCTTACTATTTCTATTATAGGATGGCCTGATAGTTCTGAAGAGGAGCAACCTATTCAGTTGAGCGATATTGAAAAATATCAAGGAGATCAAGGTTTAAAGGATGATTCTCCTTACTTTACATATCACGGCGCAGATCAAGGCGATACTGTGCATGGCGTTTTTGGTGAGCCAACGCTTGACGGTCGAATTAGAATCATTGGTTTGTATAAAGGACACATTTTAGAAGAGGAGAGATATAAAGAAACAATTCAAAAATTCAATGTATTTCAAGGTATAGTTGATGCAATGCCGAATCGTAACTGGGCATTGCGTATGGCTCTTCGATTTCAAGAGAATTTAAAAATTCAATACTTCAAGAAACGATTCCAGGAAAAAGAAGAGGATGTTCTTGGTCAGGATACAGTTGATGTAATTCACACAAACCGTGATGACTCTCTTGAAGATACAGTAGATGCTATCAAAAAAGGATTATTCATATTTCCAAGTCCGAACCTTCTTTCTACTTCTGAGTTGGCGGATTATGAGGAATTTAAGTCACATTTGCGAATGTTGATTCGGGAGAAAGGGGAAGATGAAAATGGAAAGGTAATTTTTCACTTCAAAAAGAAAGTTCCAAACCATTACGGCATGGCTCTCAATTCATTAAGAATTGCTTATGAAACTTCGGGAACGGGATCCGGCGGATCCGGATACGGAGGTTTTGCATAATGAATTTTTTTGAAAGATGGGCAAATTATTTTTTTGGAACGTCTACAGCAATGGAATTTGCCACAAGTTCCAAAAACCTGAAAGATTTTCGGCAAGAGGCTGAGCTTTTTGTTCAGGATGTAAATCCATCGTTTCCATTGGAATCGATTTCACTAATTAAAAAACTCGTGATCGCTTTTCCCGACCTTTCCCAAGCAGTAAAAAGATCGCTTACTCTTGGGAATTCTGGAATCGAATGGAAGATAGATGCTGATGAAAACGGTAAGAAGAAGATTCAAACTGACATTGACACATTCTTTAAAAAGCATCCTGGAATCACGAATCACCTTCTCAGACAAATTTTAACAACCGGAGCTTTATCCGCTGAAATTGTGCCGTCCTTAAATCTTGATTCAGTGGCTGAAATTCGTCTCATTCCCGTTGAAAAAGTTATATTCAAAAAAGAAATCGACGCGAACAACATCGTTCGTTTTGTTCCATACGAAAAAGGAAAGTTCGGTTACAACCGGCTTAACGAAGAACAATATGTTTATGAAGCAATCGAGAGAGAAGAAGATTCTCCGTATGCGATTCCTCCCTTTCTTTCCGTTGTTCGATGGATCAATTCTCAATTCAAAACTCAAGACAATATCGATAAGACTTTGAATAAGTGGGGGCTCTTAGGATTTATCATTGCAAAATTCAAAAGACCTCGACTCCTTCCAGGGACGGACGCCAAAACGTACGAAAACCAACAAAAAGAATTCTTAACGCAAGCAAAACAATCTTTTGAAAAAAATTCTCAGAGTGGATTTCTCGCCACCTACGACGATACGACGGTCGATCACCATACTTTAACCGACGCCTCTAAAACCGGAGGCTTCGAAGCAATTTCTCGCTACATTGAAGAACAAATTTCTTCCGGTGCCGATATCGATTTAGCTCTCCTTGGAAGATCTTATTCAGTCACAGAGACCTATATAAAAGTCGCAGGAAAGTTTTTTCTACTAAAACTTGGGAACTATGTATATCCAGTTATTCAACTCTTGATCAGAGCAATCACGCTCGATCAGTTGCTTAAAGGAAATCGTTTTCAATCTATAGATGCAAGTCGCAAGAAATCAATTTCCTTAGATCCTCTCTCTGATGCACAAGCAAAGCTGACAGAAAAACAGGTTGAGAACGCAGATTTTCAGCTCGTTCTTGCTATGGTGAAATCGGGTGCGATCAGTCCCGAGGATGGTGCAAAACTCTTAGGACGAGACAAATGGTTTGATTCGGAAAAGTTAGAAACGCAAACCGACGCTGGATTTACTTTCTCGGAAAACACAGACTTAGAGAGTAAAAAAAAAGTCCTGATGAGTAAGCAGTTTGAACAAACCTCTCATGTTTGCGGTGACCTTGACTCTCTTGTAGAACTTGGCGCGTGGACGAAAAAAGAAAAAGAAGTTTATGCCTCCATCGAAGAAGCATTCGTTTCTCAATTCTTTTCTTCTTACGAAGATCGTGTCAATGAAGCTCTGAATCAGATTTCTAAAAAGGGAATCAATAAAGCTGATGCAATTGATACGATTTGGGGTGTTTTAGAAAAAGAACTTGGAAGCAAATTTCCGGAAGAAACTGCAAAAGCATGGAAGGAAACAATTTCGAAAGCCTGGGACGCTGGACAGGATATAAATAACCCGAATTCAAAAACGAATCCTCTTAGGATTCAAGCAAACAAAGACATATTAGATTTCTTTGATAAAGGATATAAGTTCGATATAGGTAAACAATTCAATCGTAAGGATGATATAAACAAAATAGAAAATGCGATTCGAGAGGCGGTGGAGTCCGGTTCAACTGATCAAGTGATTCGTAGGCTTCAAGATGAATTACTAGGTCCAGCGCAGAAAGAAAAACCAGGCAAGAAGAAAGAAGGCGAAACTCCTACCATAATAGATCCGAAAGCAAAACTTAGAAGCAAGTTAGACGACATTGTAAGAGGACAAATTCTTAGATCCCGGAATTTTTCCCGTACCGAAAGATTCGAACAAATAGGAATCAAAAGACTCGAGATCGTGGCCGTGATCGATGATCATACATCTTACATTTGTAAGAATATGAACGGAAAGACTGTCGAAGTTCGGACTTGCGTAAATTACGTGCGAGAATTTTTAGCTGATGATCCGACTCGGGAATATTTCTGGAAGGATCGACAGAATCCATCAGAATCAGAGCTAAGACAATTCGACATTGCTTCAAAATCTGGTGATGAGATTACAAGCCTTTTGAGAAATCAGATGCCTCCGTATCATGCTGGAGGTTGTAGAACAACCGTCGTAGCTAGTTTCAAATCGGAAACAAGGAAGGTTTCATGATTTCCGAAACATCAACTCTTAAGATTCAAGATCGGGCAAGACTTTATAACGAGTCCTTTCCGAATTACGCGCCGCTTCACGTTTTCAAAGAAAGGTTATACGGAGAGTGGGAGCTCGGGCAAAACTATAAAAACACTTCTGACTACCACGGAGCTTATCCAGAGCAATACTTAAAACGGCTCTTACCGATGTTTCCGGATAAATCTAAAGTTCTTCATTTGTTTAGCGGAAAAACTCCAGTCGGTGCGTATCTTCGTATGGATAAAAATCCAGATTTAAAACCTGAAATTGTCGGTGATGCTGAACTTCTTTCCTCGTATGTCCGCGCGTTAATCGGTCACTCGCTCGATTTAATTTTGGCGGATCCTCCTTATACGAAAGAAGACGCTGAACATTACGGTTTCTTAATGGTAAATAGAGGTAAAGTTCTCATGGAAGCCTGGAAATCTCTTGAAATGGGAGGACATCTTGTTTGGCTCGATCAAGTAGTTCCGCAGTATGCAGGGGACAAATGGAGCCTTGAGGGAAAAATCTATCTTTCGATTTCAACGAATCATAGAGTCAGAGTAATTTGCTTATTTAGGAAAGTTTAATATGAGTAGTTTTGAAATTTTTGAATTGGTAATGATGTACACAATCGCCGGAACGCTGGTTGTCTGGGATGTTTTGGTTATTTTGGCTTTATTGCTTATAGCGATTATTTGGAGAGAGGATATATTTTCCTTTTTCAAAACAGAAGCGAAGAAAAGAAAATGAAGATCATCTCTTTTGCAAATACAAGTCCCGCATTTATTGCAAAAGAAAAAAGTGTCACCCGAAGAAATTGGAAGGATGATTATGCGAAAAGATTTAAAAAGAATGAACTGATTCAAGGGTGGAATCGTTCTCCAAGATTTAAAGGAAAACCCATTGGTATCATTCGCTTAATTGAAACACCTTATCAAGAGAATACATTTCTTATGCCGGAAGATGACTACGCAAAGGAGGGGTTTAAATATTTAGATCAAAGCCCTCATCTAAAAACGGGATCTTACAAAGATAAGAATTTAAAGAAATTCTTTGAGGAGTGGAAGCAAAGCGCTGTCTTGCTTTGGGTGGTTCGATTTGAATATGTTGAGGTATTCAAATGATTCGACTTAACAGACTTATTGGACTTTTCCAAAGGTTTTGGATTTTGTCCAAAAGAGCTACATTTTTGTTTAGTCTTATGGCAACACATCTTTATCATGGCGACTGTTTAAGTCATCTTCCAAAGATTCCTGACACTTCTGTGGATCTTATTTTTTGCGATCTTCCTTATGCAACGACGGACTGTTCTTGGGACGTAATTATCCCGATGGAAAAACTTTGGCCTGAATACGAACGTATCTCTAAAGAGAAAACTCCGATCATTCTTACTGGAAGCCATCCCTTCACAAATTATTTGATCAACAGCAACCCAAAGAACTTTCGGTATTATGAGTTGATTTGGTATAAGACAAAAGCGAGCGGCTTCTTGAATGCAAAAACGAGACCGAATAAGAGCCATGAAAATATACTCATTTTCTATAAGAACCAGCCTGTTTACAATCCGATCAAATACGAAATTGATAAGCGTTACAAAAGAAAAGGTAAAATTCAAGGTAAAGGTCATCAATCGACGGTATTCACGATAAGTGGTGAGAAAAGTGAAAACTATCAATATTTGGATGATGGATTTAGATACCCGGATTCTGTACTGTGCTTTCCCTCCGAATTCGAGATCGGGATGCACCCGACACAAAAACCCCTGCGTCTTCTCCGCTACCTTATCAAAACTTATTCGCATGTAGGAGATACGGTTTTAGATAACTGTATGGGACACGGAACAACGGGAATTGCAGCGGTCGAACTCGCAAGAAATTTTATCGGAATGGAAATGGATAAGGAATATTTTGAGAAAGCGAAACGTAAAATCCAAATGGCTGAAACAAGAACACAGCTTGAGTTAAATTTTGAGAGTTGAGATGGATCATAAAATAGAATGCCCACATTGTAAAAAACAATTTGATTCACCAGAATCGGAAGCGATCCGAATGGCCCGTTTCGAAGATCAGTGGATGAATCATTGCGAGGAGATGTTCCGAAAAGGTTGGCGTCCTGGAAAATTTGAAAATCTTCCTGATTTCTTAAAGACAAAACGAATTGGGTTGTATTACGAAAAATTAGAGCAAAGAATCAAAATAAGAAAAGAACAGACATAGTAGACATCGAACTTTTCTAAAATTGTTCCCTTTGAACGATTATGGGATACCATCCTGGATGGATGAGATTCTTAAATACCTACCTCTCTTGTCTCTATTATCAGTATTCTTTTTATATTTAATACGAAAGGAAGCAAAAGACGAGATCGTTAAAGCCCAAGACGTACAGAGAGAATATACTGAATTGAAGATCAAAGAAGTTCAAGAAGAATGTAAATATCATTCGCTTCAAGATCGTAATAAGACAGATCGACTTTCTGAACGGATGATGGAATTAGAGAAATCGCATACACTGGAAATCGGTTTATTAAAGCAAACCACTTCAACCACTGATAAGCGATTAGATATGATTGAAACTCGAATCGAAAAACTTGATACCAAGTTTGACGAGAAATTCGACGAACAAAAAGAACTCCTCCACAAAATTCACTCAAAGTTTCAAAACGGAGGATTCTCAAAATGATCTTACAAATTCTAAACATTCTTATTCCGCTTATCCGGAAATTCCTAAGCCTAAAAGCAATTCAAACTAATCAAAACTATTGGAATGAATCTTCGATTGCCTTGGCAAACAAAAAGAAAATTTCAAGGGAAGAGGTATTCGGTTCGATTTCGAACATACCCATTCAGCGAGATCCTATCTTTCGTTTGCCAGTTTCGAATCCTCATATCACCTCGAAATACGGATGGCGATACTTAAATATCGACGGAAAGAAATCCAAGCAGTTTCACTTGGGAGTCGATCTTGGAGGATGCAACGATGTATTTGCTCCCGAAGATTGTGTGATCAAAACCGTTCTCGAGAGAGATCGGAAGTATCCAGTAAAATTCCGTTGGGAAAAAAACACCTGGGTCAACCTGGTAAAATCAGGTGAAGTTCCGGAAGATCGTGCCTGGACTCCGTTCATTATCGGAATCGGTGTTCATTCAAAAAACCTTTATAAGTTCAAACACACGGATCCTAAAGTTAAGAAGGGCGATGAAGTTAGCGCAGGCGATCTGATCGGAAAATCTGGGAACTACGGATACAGCTTAGGTGCTCATCTGCATTTCGAAGTTTGGCCTTGGGATGAGAAAGCTCAAGATTGGAAAAAAGAAACCGATCCCGAAATATTCTTAAAAGCAAAAGGACTGTTATAAGGAAGGTTGCACATACATGATCGAATCTATTACTGAACTTCTCCCCACGGTCTTTTTAAACGGATTTTATATGAGTCTCGTTTTGACTGTTTCACAAATCTTATTTCGAAATCTTCCTCATCATTTCCTACTAAGCAACAAGAAACTCGTTGTGTTCCTTGTTGCTACGTTAATCGCTATTCCCTACAACATTTTCTATTGGATTACGATGCCGGAAGTTTTTACGTACTGCGTCTCATTCGATTCTGTAAAAGAAGAGATTTGCAAAATTCTTCCAGGATGGACGCTTGCGGCCTATCAGGCAATTCGCCTTTTCGTTTGTTATCTCGCAACGATACTACTCTATAATAAAATTGTGAAAGGCGTTTTCGAAAGATCCGGACTTGGACATGCAAAACCTGAGAACGAAAGAGAAGAAAGAACGGAGGAATTCCAATGAACCGAATTCAATTTTTCATTTTGATCCTTTTCTATCTTATCACATTGAACACTTGTATAACAGTCATAGCTCAGACACCTGATTCCGTAGGAATGCCGAAGGTTCTTCGAGAGGAAGCAAAAGAACAATCCAAGAAGGGAGACAAAAGAGTCAGCAATCTCCTGAATGCCGCCGCCGATTCCATCGAAGCGGGGGATAAAAATGCGCGGGCAGCAATCAAAGGAGAGAAGAAGACGCAGAAAGAAAACGCGTCTCTTCAACGTGAAGCTGGTTGGGGCGATGGACTTCAAAGTCTTGGATGGTTCACTATAATTTTGATGATTGGAATTGCGTTAATTCTCGTACTAATCTTTATCATTAAAGGCAAGATTAGAATACCATTCATTTCAAAACTATTATCACTTGGTGGTGGAAACGCTTCAACATCTTAGATTTATATTTATAACGTCCTTGGGAACAAGGGCGTTTCCTAAATTTTGTTTGAACTTTTTCGTTTTTCTTTACTATGTATAATAATAATTTATTATTAGAAATCTCGCTAAACCCACGTATTTTCCGAAATAAACTTAAAAGAACTGAAATTCAGTAACGTTTTTAGTGCACATTCCCGACGGGGGTAACGCTCGCGGACATTTTTATTTTAAATAATCGTGTTTAGTTCTTTTAATTCTATAAATAAGTTTTTTCTCACATTGCTTTCAAATTTTTCATAAAAAATTCGCTTTGTATATTTCCCTAAACCCAGAAAATAATTAAGAACTTGTCCCAAAACCTTAAAGAATTTACATGATAGTTCTTTAGAAATTTTTAATAAAACACAATAGTTCCTACAAAAACCGTCACATTTGGTAATTTG